AGGAAAAGGTGCTGTTGGAATAGCAATATCATATTTCTCTTTAAGAGGAATGGTTAGCATTCCTCTTGAGCCCTGCGAATACAATTTAATTTTTGATGATTCAAAATATACAAATTTACTCAGAATTAAAGTTATTTCCTGTTCTTACAAAACAAAATATGGAGTTTATTCTGCTTCTATAAGAACATCGGGAGGTAATCAACCTAATTCAAAAATAAAAGAATTTGATTATTTGACTTGTGATTCTGTTTTCATAGTTACATCTGAATTAGATATGTATGATATACCTTCTCAAGAAATAACTTCTAAAAGACAAATATCATTAAATAAATATTGTGATTATAAAGTAAATCTTATTCCGAGTTAGCTCAGAGGTAGAGCAGTAGACTGTTAATCTATTGGTCGTAGGTTCGATCCCTACACTCGGAGAATTTGAAAGGACAAAATAAATGAAAGACTTATTTGATTTTATTAAATCATTTGATTTACACACAATCATCGTGGTTGGTATTGCCTTTTGGTGGTTGAATTCAGGAATGAATCAAAAATTTGATACTATAAAAGATGATATTTCTGAAGTGAAAACTGAAATGGCTGTTATGAAGACTGAAATGGCTGTTATAAAAACCGTATTAATAATGAAGAATGTTATGCCATCTGAATTGGCTAAAAGTGAAAATGGAAAGTGATTTTGCTTTTTAATATAAGGAAATACACTGATGAAAAATGAAGAACCACCATATGAATTAGATGAGATTATTTTGACTCTTGAAGCAATAAAAAAGAATAGATCAGGTCCAATTAATCCTTGGGCATGTCTTCTTTGTTTATGTAAAGAAATTAAGAAAATAAATGAATGGATAGAAAGAAGATATGATGATGATTGAATAATATTACATACATTCAGCTATTTAATGTTCATTTTATTGAACTTTACAATCTACTAGATAATCTTCTAATTTCTCAATCTTATCTTCGCAATATCTGCGCAACATTCTTAAGTAATCCTTATCAAATTCTAATGGATTTGCAAGAATGTATTTGACTACTTCTTTCTTTGGAATACACCATTCAAAAGTTACTTTGCCACCATCTTCAATCGACCAAAGATAGTGGTCATTACCCTGATATGGGCTGGGCCGCGTTCTTCTACATTGGGGATATATATGAATGGCGTTCTGAGCGTATGGTTCTTTTTGTAGCCAGATGTGGATATAATACTTACCTCTAACTCCATTTTCGTAATTCTTTTGTACAGCATCTTCAATGATTTCTTGAAATCTAGCCATTAATGGCTGAACTGTTTCGCCAACTTCTTGTCTATCACTCTTAGCGCGTGCTTCAAGCATCAATGCGCCATATGTTTTATCGCTATTCTTTACCATATAATTGATTCCAACTATCCCAGAATGTCTTTTTCAATATCTCGGTTGTTTTAGGGAATTCTTTATTGCAATAATAATAATTTCCTTTGCTAAAATCACAGGGCATACATCGTACTTTTATCTCTAAATCTTCTTCATTGAAAGGAGGTTTGACGCATATTTGAGTATCAATTTGATAGTGACTATCTAAATATTTTTTTTTTCATCTTCTGTTTTCAATGAATAATATTCATCTGTATCTGCAAGATGATCACATGCTTCTGCTTGTTGTTTAACTATAATCTCAGCATAGTTATTCCAGTAATTTAGAATTTTAGGACGACAATTCATTATCTAACCATTTTAGCCCCGCCAAGATACAAAGACCTGTTGCTATGCGCAGATCCCTGCTGTGGCTTATTTATGTATCCAGAAGAAGGCTTATGAAGTTTTGGAAGTTTCTTTATCTTTGGGGGTATCATCGTCATTTTTACACTCCTTACAAATATATTTAATACCATCTTTAGTCACTGTAGGTATTTTTTCATGTAGCAACAAACATTTGCCCCATTTCATTACAGATTCGGACAATGGAGGAATGTAGATTAAATTATCCACCATGCATTTTCATGTGCTTGGCAGCTTCATGAAGTTCCTCTCGTGAATTTTTCATTGATTTATGTTTCTTCTTTTTATCGTGTTTCATGCCTTTTGGCATCTTGCTTCCCTTACATGACATTTCTTTCTTATGCATATTATTTCCCCATTTTTCCGTCAGTTCCTTGACGATTGTATGATTCTTGCAATGGGAGAGGAGGCTTACCACCTGGTGGAGTAAATCTATCCCGTACATCATTTAAGTTTTTATTCTTCGGCACAAAAGGCTTTTTCGCCTCTGAAATGATCTTGATTCTTGACATGGATTTATCCTTTAAAAAAGAGAGCTGTACTTATTGAGGTGTTCCCACGTTTTAAGCAGGCTCATTGTCGCCTGGGCTCTCAAAAACTATTTATTCATCATCTTTTCGCGTGTGTAAGGCTTGTGAGCGAGAGATCTCTCATCATGATGATCAATTTTCTTTCTCACCTGTTCATATGAATTAGATGCGCCAGCTGGTGGCTTTGGATCAATATTTTCCTTGATCTTAGAATAATCTGGCCCGCTATTGCCTTTGCCTTCACGACCACCCATAGATGTATTTTTATGGCTGTGTCCCATTACTTACCCCTTGTTGTTGAATTTCTTTTTCATCTTGACGTTTTCTAATATTTTCTATCAAGGAAAATACTTTAACTATGTCATCAACTTTCATTGATTCCACTTCTTTAGCTGCTTTTACCATGTTAAGGGTGGCAGCGGATTTCTCATGCTCTGATTTATTATGCGCTGTAGCTATTTGGAATTGTTCTAGGTGGCCTTTTTGGATGCGTTCTTCAGCTAATGCACGATCACTCATTGCTTTACTTTGTAGACTTTCATTTACAATACGTTGATTTTCCATTTGCAATTGAGCCATCTGTTGTTGTTGTTGCTCTTGTGCTTGTTGAGTTTTTTGGATTGCTTCAATAAGTTTGTCTTTATCTTGGATCGTAAGATCACTAAGTAATTGATCTGGAGGAATTGGTAAACCATCCTTCCATAGACTGTATTTCTGTAGATAAGCCAATTGTTTAGTGGTGGCAGTGAGAGGCGCATCAGTGACAACCGCATCATATTTCTGAAATGATTTGTCTCTGAATTCATTCGTTGGTTCTTCCTGAATCATTCGACGAATCTTGCCAAGAGTATAGTTCTTCTGAATAATCGCCCAATGCAATCGCCCCGCATTCCGTTGGGATAAGTCAAGATTATCGAACAGCTCTTGCAATGTTGTAAGAGCTGCTCCTTGTCTGAGTTGTTCGGTAATACCAACATCCGAATCTTCAGCCTGTCCCAATAGCTCTGGCGTGACCCCAGCATTTGATTGAACGTCCTCTTTTAAGAATTGAGTAGCTTGGAAATTAGCAGGATTAATATTTGCACCTGGCTTATCTACAAGTGATTGTAAACGACCTTTTTTAAAGAATCTTACTTTACCTGGTCCCACTTTGAAGGCATCTTGATCATCGATTAATGAGTCCTCTTCAACATCAACTCCAGAAAACTGCGCAGCCAATAAATCTAATTCAAGTTGCTTGCGATACGAATACAAATATTGGGGATCTCGAATATTTCTAATAATGCCTTGATAACGAAATGAATAATTATTATTAGCAAGATCATGATAACCAACAAAAGGAGTAAAGGGGTAAAAATCGACTCCAAGGGGGTTAGTACCATTATAGAAGCAAGTATTGTTGACGATGATTGCAAGATGAACCGTTGGTACTTTTTCTTTTACTATAACAATATTTGGAAATCTAGATTTAAGATTTTTGAGATCTTCCTTATCAAATTCTACCTCGATGCTTTCATATGTTTCTGGATCGACAATAAATGTTCCCATTCTTTCGCAAAGATACCAATACTCATCATATGCTAAAAACCCTTTGCGTCTGATATTGTATTGCTGAGGCATAAATGTGAATTTGGTGTCGAAATAAGCTTGATCATTGAGAAGATCAATGTCATTTTCCCGGCCAGGTAGCATTTGCTTTACTTGTTCTTTATGAAGGTATTTGCGAGTACGTATGAATTGGCAATCAGATAAGTCCATTTCACGCCAAAAAGCGTCCATCATGAGCATGTCAGCAGAAAAGCATTCAGTCTTCAAGTCCCCACAAATTGGATCACGACGATAATCAATCCATGAATGCATCAGAGAGAGTCCGGTAATGCCAGCAGCTTCTTTAAAGCAATTGCTTATAGTATTGTACGTATCATCAAAATAATAGGATGATTGGAGGGCTTTAGTTGCCTGAGATGCTGTTTTATCTGAACTACCATGTACAGAGGCCATTTGCGTAGCTTTACGGTGTTGCCTTTGCCTTCCACACACCATGTTGACCACTGGCATTGATGCATTAAATATGTATTTTTGGTGTT